TATCAAACAATAAAAGCGGATACCCCGGCGTGAATTGGCACAAACACGCAAAATCTTGGTATGTTCGAGTAATGAAAGACGGAAAAAGTCACATCATCGGCTACTTCAAAGACTTGGAGTTAGCTGGACTTGTTGCAACCGAAGCACGCTCTTTGTATCACGGCGCTTACGCCAAATCTTAACCCCCGAAAGGACTCATCATGACAATCGCTTACAACTGGACAATCACACAGACCAACTACGAAGTCTCCAACGGCTTCATCACGACCGCACATTGGACAGCATCGGCTGTAGATGGTGACTACACAGCATCCATCTATTCGACTTGCTCATGGGCTGATGGCACTCCTACCGTGCCCTACGCTGATGTGACCATGCAAGAAGTGCTGGACTGGTGCTGGGCATCGGGTGTTGACAAGGCAGCCACCGAAGCTGCTTTGGCTGCCAACATCGCTGACCAGAAGGCTCCTAAAGTAGCCACTGGCACACCATGGGGTCAGGCATGAACTTGAACCTCGAACCCAATGAAGTGCAGTTCATCCTGAACGTGCTTGGCGAGATGCCAGCCAAGTCAGGTGTGTGGCCCTTGATCGTCAAGATCAAGGAACAAGCTGACGCCCAGGCTGGTGATGGAGTAAAGGCAGATGTCAACAGTTGACGCAACCGATGCACGCTTGCAAACGCATGAAGAAATCTGCGCCATCAGGTATGACCAGATCAATGCCAGGCTCAAGCGCATAGAGGGCATCATGCTCAAGACCGCTGGCATCATGATCCTGTCCATGGCTGGCACGATCTTCTCAGCGGTCTGGATACTCAAATGAGAGATTGGGCAGTCAGCTTCATTGCGGCTGCCCTTCTTGTTGGCATGATAGTTTGGTGCGTCAGGGTCTTCATCCTGGTGCTGTCATGAGACTTAAAATTGCCATCGGCATCATTGCCGTTTGGTGGCTTCTTCAGGTCGCCTTGTTTGTATTAAGGGGGCTTGAATGATCGATCCTGTGAGCGCATTGGCGGCAGTTAACACTGCGGTCAACATGATTAAAAAGGCGTCAGCCACTGTGGACAATGTGGCCAGCCTGGGGCCGCTGATCGGCAAATACTTTGACGCCAAGCACACGGCCACCAAAGCGGCCAGAGAGGCCAAGAAGTCCGGCGGCTCCAACATGGGCAAGGCCATCGAGATCGAACTGGCCATCAAGGCCCAAAAGGATTTCGAGGTCGAGTTAAAAAATCTGTTTTTTTCTACCAATAACATGGACGTCTGGAACCAGATCCAGGTTCGTGTGATGGAGATGAACAAAGAGGACCGGGAAGAAGAGCGCAGAGAAGCAGCCCGTGCCGCCAACGCTGCCAAGCGGCGCAAGGAGTTGATCGAGTTGGGTGTGGGCATCACGCTCATCACCGTCATCTGCGTGATCATCCTATGGGGTGTCTTTGCCCTGATCGCTTATTGCGCTGATGTGGGGTGTGGCTGATGTGGACAAGTGGAAAGAAGTCAAAGATGGTTTTGACCAGTGGCTCAAGATCTCATGCTACCTCGCCCTCATCGGCGTGGGGTTTGACTTGCTCCAGTACTTGCCTGTTTATATCGCAGAGCGAATCATTGCGGCTGTCCTGGAGAAACTAGGCATATGAAACACATTGCACTGATCTTGGCGGTGTTGGCACTGGTCGGCTGTGAAGACCGATACCGATACCCTTGCCAAAACCCTGACAACTTCCACAAACCAGACTGCCAAAAGCCCAAGTGTTTGTTCACACAGCAATGCCCTGAGTATTTGGTGGCCCCTATCTTGGAGAAGCAAATTGATCAAACTAAACAACCCGCAGACACCAAAGCTGACCGCTGAGGAACTCGAAGTCAGGGTATGGGGCTTTGTGGTCGTGATGATCACACTGATCCTGGCTGGCATCGTCTTTGCCCTGCTGTACTCAGTGACCTTTGTGACGCAGCCGATCAAGTCGATGGCGCCCATTGACCAGGCATATACCAAGATGCTCAACGACATCGTGCTGCTGATTGTGGGCGGCATCGGCGGCATTGTTGGCAAGCGTGCTGTCAGTGGCGTGATCAACAAGCAGCCACCAGCCACATCTGCTGTGGCCACAAACACTGCCACCAACACGGCAGCGCAGACCACCACAGCAGCGCCCCAGGCTTATTGCGCCCCATCGACCACGGTGTCGATGCCTGACTTCAACTGGATGGGTTACAAGAACCCAGACTTGGATGAGTCCTGGACGCCTGGCCCACCACCGACAACGCCACCAGAGCATCAAGAGCCTGAAGAAGACCGTGCAGAGATTGCAGCGGCTCGGAAAGAGGCGACATGACCTCCATACAGCGCACGGGCATTGCAGTGCTGCTGACGCTGCTGGCGATCTTTGGCATCTACAAATACGGCTACAACAGCGGCTGGGGTGACCGAGATGCCGAGATGCAGGCAGAGATTGCCAAGAAGAATGAAGAGGCGAGAGCCAAAGAGCAAGAGATGGCCAAGGCTGTCGCAGACAAAGAAACCGAACTGAGAAAGGCCAACGATGTTGTCTCTCAAAAGCAAACTGACCTTAATCGCCTCATTGCTGCTGGCAGGGTGCGCATCCCCACCGCAAGTTGCGTACAAGCCACCCCAAATCCCCCCATTGCCGCCAGAGATAGCAACCAAGCGCCAAGCCAACCTGACCGAGCGCCTGACCCAGATCCTGGTTCCAGTGGAGCCAGCGAGGCCGAGCGCCAAACCCTCCAACTGATTGCGCAGATTGCAGCCGATGGGGACAGGGCGATCAATCAGTTAAATGCGTGCATAGACGCCTACGACAACATGAGGAACATCATCAATGCTCAACGCTGACCAACTCAAGAAGCTGCACATTGGCCCTCAGTGGGTCGATGCGCTAAACGCTACATTCGAGAGATTCAACATCCTGACGCCACGCCAGCAGGCTGCCTTCATCGGCCAGTGTGGCCATGAGAGTGCCAACTTTCGCGTGCTGGAAGAAAACCTGAACTACCGGGCGGCAACGCTGCTCAAACTATTTCCCAGAACGCCACGGCGCACCTGGGGCTTTACGCCTGAAGAGGCTGCCGCATATGAACGCCAACCGAAAAGAATTGCAAACCGCATTTACAGCAACCGCATGGGCAATCGGGACGAGGCTTCTGGTGATGGGTATCGTTTTCGTGGTCGTGGCTGCATCCAGTTGACAGGATCTGCAAATTACTACCATGCAGGCAAGGCGCTGGAGGTGGACTTCATCATGGAGCCTGACCTTGTGGCCACACCTCAGTATGCTGCCCTGACCGCTGGCTGGTTTTGGGACACACAGAAGCTGAATGCTTTGGCTGAGTCAGGCAACAACCTGGCGCTGACAAAGAAGATCAACGGCGGCACGATTGGCCTGGATGACCGCATCTTGCACACGAATCACGCCCTTGAGGTGTTGGGCGGGTAAAGGTGGAATAATTGGACTATGGCCAACGTCAAACAGCAATTAGAAACGCCCTTTGTACCGAGTCTGGGATTCCCTCCAGAGGGGTACGAGCGCAGGCACTTTAATGAGAATTACGGTGCGCTGAACAATTTCTTTTTGAAGTTGGTGTTCAGTCTTGGATCGCTGTTCGGCCCAAGGGGTGGCAAGTTCTTGAACAACCCATATGGCGCGTTTCAAGACAGCACTGACCAGACAGCAGCCAGCACCACTGTTGCATACCCTGTCAAATTCAACACTGTTGACTTCTCCAATGGCGTGACCATTGCCAGCGACTCACGCCTGACGGTGGCTGTCGATGGCCTGTGGAATTTGCAGTTTTCTTTGCAGTTTAAAAATACCAGCAATGATGGCCAGGATGTGGACATCTGGTTTCGCAAGAACGGCACAAACATTGACAACAGCAACAGCAGATTTCATTTACCCGCAAGAAAAGCGGCAGGCGATCCCAGCCACCTTATTGCAGCCATGAATTTTTTTGTGAGCGTGGTGGCCAATGACTACATTGAGATCATGTGGCGCACCACCAGCACTGATGTGAGTTTGGAGCAGTTCCCAACCAGCACAAGCCCAACCAGGCCAGCAGTGCCATCAGCCATTGTGACCATGAGTTTTGTGTCCAATTTACCGAGTTAACAGCCATGTATCTACCCATCAAGCTGCCGCCAGGCATTTACCGAAATGGCACTGAGTACCAGGCTGCTGGCCGCTGGTATGACGCTAACCTTGTGCGCTGGTACGAGAACACGCTGCGGCCCATTGGCGGCTGGCGCAAACGCTCCACTGCCCAGATGTCTGGGTCTTGCCGTGGCCTGATCACCTGGCGCGACAACAGCGCCAACCGCTGGATCGCTGCTGGCACGCATACCAAGCTGTACGTCATGAATGAGGCTGGCACGCTCAAGGAGATCACGCCATCTGGCTTCACAGCAGGCGTGGCCAACTCCACCACACTGACAGGCTACGGCGCCAACGTCTATGGCTCCTTTGCCTATGGCGTGGCACGGCCTGACACTGGCCAGCCCATCCCTGCCACCACCTGGAGCCTGGACAATTGGGGCGAGTACTTGGTGGCCTGCTCTAATGCCGATGGCAAGCTGTACGAGTGGCAGCTTGGCTTTTCCTCGCCTACGCTGGCCGCAGCCATTGCCAACGCACCAACGAACAACGAAGCCTTGCTGGTCACGCAAGAGCGCATCTTGTTTGCGCTCGGCGCTGGTGGCAACCCTCGCAAGGTGCAGTGGTGCGACCAGGAGAACAACACCCTTTGGACGCCTGCCACCGACAACCTGGCTGGTGACTACGAACTGGCCACACCTGGGTCACTCCTGGCTGGCAAGCGCGTCAAGGGTGTGAA